ATGTTTCCTACTTCTGTCCATTGGTTCCCGTGGAACTGGTGACCGGGGGTGTCGCCTTTTTTCACCGACTTGGCGTTGTCCTCATCAAACTGTGCGCCTATAGCGAGGTAGTTCAGTCGTGCGGCTTCTACCTCATCGCCTTTATCTAGGGCTTTTTGGGCTTTAGCACGCAAGTCGGCCGCTGTGGGCTTGGCTTTAGTAAAAGGGCGCGGGGCGAACTTAGACCAGATTTTGCTAGCCGCTTTGGAAACACTCTTGGTAACGCCCGCCTGTTCCAAAAGTACGTTGGCATACTCCTTAGCCTCTTGGTCGGTGCAGGTAGCAATGCCTTGGAAACTACCAACAAGTTCGGGTGTTGCAGGTAAAACTTGCCAATACTTGCCCAGCACGTTTCCTTGTGCGATTTCGGCAAGTGAGCGAACGCCAGCACCGTCAACGAACTTATCGTCGCCAATTTGGAGTGCGTAGTGCTGAACGAAAATGGGTGGGTAGTCCTCACCTTCCTCTGGCGTAATCGGTTCGCCAATGGCTACGGGCTTTCCATTGGGGTAGATGTTCTGTAGCGCCTTCATCACCACGCCACAGCCACCATAAAGGGGGTGGTTTTGTGGGTAGGTGAGATACCCCTGCTTGGACATAATGCGGTTGAACTCGTTGATACCCTGCTGGGACATAACGGCAGATTTCACTTGGTCGCCCGTAAGTAGTGCGCCCTCTGCCGAACCCTCACCACCCGTCCACTGGTTTCCGTGAAAGACGTGGCCACTGACGTCGCCCTTTTCCACCACGCTTGTATCAGGCTGTAAGTAGATGTGCGTGTAGTCACCAATGGTTTTTTGATTAGCAACTACAAAGTTTCCACTAACGATTTGTTCGTGGAAACGCCTTACCCCTCCGTACTGATTAGCATCTAGCGCCCTTGTTCCAACTGGTAGGTGAAGCACTAACTTCAGGTTGCTTTTGGGCGTACTGTAAATGCTGTATCCCTCTCGCTTGGAAGCAAAGTCATTGGCAACGCTTTGCTTTGAGGTGAAAGAGGCGAGGGTCATTTCTAACTTCTTGCCCACCCCATAGAGTTTGTCTACCTGACCAGATGGAACGCTAACCCCAGAGAACAATTCTGTTTTGGAAGGCGGCGCGTTTAGAACGGCATTTTGTAGTTGCTGGCTCCACGGTTGGTCGAGGTTGCGCCACCTAGCGGGACTATCGGTTTGCGCCCACGCCCGTACTAACTTTTCCAAAGGAAGCGTTTGTGCTGAACCAGCGATTTGTTCGTACTGGTTGCCGTGGAAAATATGACCGTCTACGTCGCCCTTGCTAATGCTTTCCACCAGACCTTTTTCCGTGAGTCGTGCGTCGTACCCCTCTGGTGTTGTGTATTCAACGTCGGCCTTGATTTTGCCGCCCAAGACAACGAGCTCTCGCTCATCTAGACACCCAAGACCGCTTAGTGGCATAGAAAGGATTTGTGATACGGGAATCTTGGCAGATATAACAAACTGATGTGGTGAATAACTCCCGTATGTGTTTGAGAAACGAGTGGCTACGTCTTTGTCATACGAGAACGCTGAGAGCGGGCGTAATGGAATAGATGCCGTGCTTTTTAGTGGTTGGTCTGGCACTTTGGCATCGGAATCTATTTGTTTTTTTGCCCACGATGGAGTTGATTCGTTTTCTTCAATGTTGAAGCCTCGGTAAATATCTACCGTTTTGATTCCCCTATCAGCAAAGAACTTTTGTGTCACGTTGTATTGAGCGCGTAGGAACGTGCGATACAACTCTCCGTATACGCCGTGGTATGCCTCTTTTGCCTCTTTGGTGTTGTCGCCAGCCCACGACTTTGTTCCCTCAAGGTTGAACTCATCTTTTGCCGCTTTTTGGAGTGCGAGCGATTTGGGATTGTTGTCATTTGAGGTCTGCGCCCATAGGTTCACCATTTTGGATACACCTTGCTCACGGAAGTATTTACGGAGCCGTGGGTCATCGCCCGAAACAATGGTGTCGCCTTCTTTGGGCGTTCCGCCTCGGTAGTTCGGGTCATCCGTTGATACCAACGTGGGTTCTTCTAAGCCGGTGTTGAGGAACGGTCCGATAGCCCACTTTGATTTATTTGTTAGGTAGGGGGCAATAAACTTTTCCCCGCAGAGAACTTGGTCCATCATTGGATTGGCATCAAGTTTGTTGCTCATTTCAGCAGCAACTTGTTCGGCAACATACGCTTTCGCTCGTGGTGCGTATTGCATACGGAATACCGCGCTAATCGCATTTTTAGGGTATGAGTATGAACCCATAATTTGCTTATGCGGTTCACCAAAGAGTTCCTTGATATCGCCAAATACGCCGTTTTCCATTACTGAGGTGCTGGCGTGGCCGCCCTCTCCAACTGTCCATTGGTTGCCGTGGAAAATATGACCTACAACGTCGCCTTTCTTGATTTCATCGCCATCTTCATCAAAACGGCTAACCGTAAAGTCGGTTAAGTTCTTGCGGCCAAGAACTGTTATCTCTTTTTCGTTAAGGCAGCCAACACCCGTCAGGGCGCACGAGAGAATGTTCTTGATTGGCACTCTAGCCCCAATGACGATGTGTTCGTCATTCCACATCGCCACCTGCCACCCATCTTTTAGTCCAAGTGTGTCAAGGGAAAAACGAGTGGCGATATCCTTGCTATAGGTAAATGCTGAAATAGGTCGTAGTTTTATGCCCTTTGACCAGTCAGGCTTATCCTCGGAGTGGAATATGAACCCCCTATAAACATCTACGCTCTTGATTCCTCTTTCAGCAAAGAACTTCTGCGTTAGGTTATATTGCGCGCGAACAAACGAGCGATAGACATCACCATTTTTGGCGTACTCTTTATCCACCAAATCTTTCATATCTGGGCTTGCGAAGTCGGCGCTTGATGACAACCTAAACTCATCCTTGGTTGCCTGTTGGATTGCAAGTGAGACGGTATTGTTATCCCCCGATGTCTGGGCCCATTTAGTTAGTAATTGGGATACGCCTTGCTCACGGAGTCGTTGCAAAACTTGAGGGTCATTACCATTTGCGACTTTCCCTTCGCCGGGGTGAAAGTCAAAAGATGCGGCTTGCGACTTTTCGCCTAAATAGCGAATACTTCCATCCCACCCAAGGACCCATTGGTCTTTCTTTCTTAGATAGTTGACGCTAGGCTCCTTGGTCTTCCAATTTAGACCACAGATTTTCTTGTTCATACTTGGGCTGCTATCAAGGGCATTTGACATTTCAGCAGCGATTTGTTTGGCGACATACTCTTTTGCTCGGGGGCCGAAGTGTTCCATCTTCATTCGATTGCTACTCGGGTCGGCGTATCCGTTGGGGTCAAAAAGTTGACTCAGTTCGTTGTCAATGCCATCTTCCATTACATCGTTAGTAGCGACACCCTCTTTACCAGTCGTCCATTGGTTTCCGTGAAAGACGTGGCCCTCTACATCGCCCTTGACTACGTTTTCTGGTTTTGCTGGGATTGCGACTGGGGTGATGCCTCGTTCGTCGGTTTTGTCGTATTGGCTACTCACAACGAGTTTGCTTCGGTTCAGCAACATAACGTACTTCTCGCCGTTTTCGTTGATGTTGGTGGTGAGGGCATCAACGCCCATCATCGCTAGGGTGATGTTTTCGTCACCGGCCAAGATTGTTTGAGCAACGGTGTGTGCGATTCCCTCTAATTCGGGCTTACCCGCCGAAATCATCTCGGTAACTTTGTCAATATCGTCTAATAGACCCGTGCCGGTTCTAGTGTCGGTCTGCTTGAGCTCGCCAATTGCCTTGTCGTAATCCATCACCTTTGAGCCACTTTGGAGTTTGAGGTTCATTACGCCGCCAACGGTCTTCCCCGTATCCGACCACTGCCTTGCGTAGTCTTCAGCACCCGACTTATCGGTGGTGGCGTACCACGCACGCCCAAACGCCCCTGCGCCGACCTTTGTGCCTTGCCCGTAGGCGAAGTCCGATATCTTGTCCGAGGCTGGTGAGCGATGGTCAGAGATGCCTGTGTAGAGCGTTGGTAGGTCGCTCTTTACGGATGCGAACTCGCTCGGTGATACGACCTTTGGCGGATTGTTATTGCCGATGCGGTCAAGGATGAGGTTGGCAACCTTTAGTTGGTTTCGCCCGGCTTCGTTGATTTCAGCATATTTCCCAAGAGTGGTGGAGTCGGCGCATACTCGCACGAGGTTCTCTGCAAACTTGTCTCCGTAGCCGAGTTTGGAAGAGAGTTCTTTGGCTTGGGCCTCGAGCTCGTTGTACGAACGACCGTCTGGTGTCGTCCCCCCCATACCGCTAGACCATTGATTGCCGTGGAAGACGTGGCCCGGAACATCGCCCTTAGCCAATGGGGTCTTTATTGTTTCTGCTGATACGCCAGTGTCTTCATTGACTTCTTGGTTTGCCAATATTTCGTCGCCAGTTGCCGTTGGCGACTCCTTGCCCCAAAAGGCGTAGGTGTTGCTCATTTGCAGAATAGAACGGTCATATACCATTATGTAGGCGCTTGACCTCGTGTATTTGTACCCGCATAAGGCATCTGCCGCTACCTCTCCTAGCCCTTGCGTAAGTAAGTCTGCGTTTTCCTTACTAAACCCGTTTGCCTTTAGCAAGTCTGCAAAGTCTTTTTCTTTGTCGAATCGGTAGTTCGCAACGTGGTTCATACCCGAGTTACTTGAGTCAGGATTGGACCAATCAAGTCGCATCTGCATAACCATATGGTCACGGTCTTCTCCGCGCTCGTCTGCGTAGTAAATCGCATCATTAGGCAGTTCGCTTGTATAAAAAGCGGTTCCGTAAATGCCACCGCCATAAGGGGGATTGGAACTATACGCAAAAGTGGAAATGGTTTCAGCACCCTTGCCGATTGCCGATGAGATTCCCGTAAATAGGCGCTGGTATTCGTCGCCTTTTCCAAACTCTGCTTCGCTAACCACCGATGGCTTTCCGAGGTTTCCGAGCATCGCCATAACTGCTTTTGCTGGGTCGGGCTTTCCATTCGTGGTGAAGTTGTCGAGTGCTTTTTGGAACTGTGCTGGGTCGCTAACTATCTTTGCGAGATTGTCTATGTATTTATCTTTTTCGTCGCTAGTGAGCGTGTTGTTAGAAAAGGGGCGAGATTCGCTTTCTGATAAAAGAACCTTGTCGGCAATAAAGTCTTTAGACCGTGACACCGCCTCGGCACTCCCAACGGCTTCCCACTGGTTGCCGTGAAAGGGATGCCCATCCACGTCACCCTTAGTGACTTTTACATCGGGGTTAGGTAAACTAGCGATTGCCTTACACTCGTCGGGGGTCCAATACGACGCACCCCGATAGTTGAATGAGCGACCTATCTTTTTGTGGTACGGCATTGAGTCGGCGGTTGGTATGGATGTTACGCCGACTCCCTTTTCAGCAGCCAACTGTGCGACTTGTTCTTCTAATGCCGTTGCAGCACCGTGAGCATCCTTGGTTGACCCCAAATACCCAACAGAAAGTTTCTCTCCATCGTCGGATTGGAAGGGCTCTACGTTGACTGCCGCAACAATATTTCCGTCTTTGTCGCGCGCAACGAGCAACTGCGAATCTTTGCCGAGAATCTTAATGTGACCAAGGTGTTCCCTTACTGCTTCCTCAATGAAACGGATTCCTTGGGCTTTTCGTTCCTCTGGCGTGTGTGCCTCGTCAACAACGTCCTTCGCTTCGCCGGGATGTAGTTTTTCCCTCACCTCAGCGAGTAGGTCATCCACTTTGTTTTGGCTGTCGTAGCGTTCTACTTTGCCGCCAGATTCATAGAACTCTTTGAGGTTTTTTTGGAAGAATGGGATTGGCGATGGCTTTGGCTTTCCGTAATCGTCAACCCAATTTATTTCACCACTCCCGGCTTCGTACTGATTGCCGTGGAATGCGTGACCCGGAATATCGCCCTTGAGGATTCGTGAAAAGGGTGTGTAGAACCGGCGTACCATATCGCCAATCTTAGAGCAGGGATTACGAAATGCCCTCTAGATACGCCACGAATCCGTCAAGCCATATCAGCACGTCAAGATACAACGGTGCATTGTCAAAGTTGTTTTCGGGGAACTTCGCTGCGTAGGTATTGAGCCACGTTCGCACCACAAGATACGTTTCGCCGTGTTCTCCGTCGAGCTCGGCGTATTTCAGCACGAGTAGTTCGTGCGCCCACTTGTTTAGGGCATCAACACTCACAACATAGCCGTCTAGCCCGATATCAGGATAGAGAGGTAGGTCGGGGAGTGATGCCATACGACAATCTTCCCATACAAAGCAAGAACCCCCGCTAGATGGAAGGACTAGCAGGGGTTCCGTTCATTGACCCAACAAAGAAGGAAAGAAAGCCAATGAACTGCGCCAGCGCACCGCCTCGCATAAGGTCATACGAGGCATAAGGGTTTGCTTATATGGAGATGACTCCACTCCCCGTCAACTCGGCAAAACGTAGGTGGCCTATGCACGGTTCGTATCGTCACAACCATTCTATCGAGTGGTGAACGATATAGTCAAGCGTTTTGCTTAGTAGCCGGGCGTTTTCTTGACGATTGCCTTGAGTTCAGCCTTGACTTCTTTAGCCTTGTCACCTTGCCATCCTCTTGAGTTGGCGAGGAAGTAGTTGACAATGCTCTTGGCGCTGTCAAGACCGTACTTGTCCTTGATGTCGTAAAGCCCGCGCATCGCTTCAAGGTACGGCTTCGCACCAAAGTTCACGCCACCCTTTTGCGATGACCAATCCTTGATGATTTCAGAGGCGATATTTGAGAGTGGTCGGTGGCCGCTTGGCGTGAGGTTCGTGGGCTTCGCCGTGGCACTAGCGTTTTCAGCAGCAGATGCTTGTTGAGAGACCGAGCGAGCCGTGTTTACGTTCTGGGCGCTGTCACCTTGCGATGCCGATTGAGCCTCTTTCATCTTGCCCTGAAGGTGGTCGGCAATCTTGTTGAGCAAGTCGCCGTGTTCGCCCGTGGCAAAGCCCGTAGAGAAGTTATCAACCATAAGGTGACGCATCGCGTGGTCTTTTGCCTGTTGTGCTGCTTGGCGAATATCTGCGATGTGTTCGGCGGCCGTCTTGGGGTTAGCGTCAATCTGGTCTGCGAGGGAACGAGCCGTTTCAGCAATATCCTCGTTCGCCCTTGCTAACCTTTCGCTCACCTTGTAGCCGTAACCGGCGTTGCCCTTGTTCCAAGTGCGACCAAGAACGTCTTGACCCGAACTAATACGTTGGCGAACGGGGGCTTTTTCAGCACGGTCGGCTAGAGCTCGGAGGTCGGAAGATGCTTCGCCGGGACCATACTGATTGCCGTGAAAAACGTGACCGGGTACGTCACCCTTGAGGATAGCCGTTGCCTTTACCCACGTTGGGGCGAGGTTGCTAAGGTCGAATGGGTTGCTCATCGTCTTTATTTCTTGTCGTAGTACTTGCTAGGGTCGATACCCGGCGTGGCGTGATAAAACTCGGAACCCTCGGTCTTCGATGGAACTGGTGGGCGTGGGCTTGGGATAGTGCCGAGCCTAGGTGAAGCGCCGATGCCCGTGCCGTGCATATGGCCTGTCTCAAAGTCTGCCTTTGGGCCGCCCGACCAAGACGTATGAGGTGCTTGGTCTGGTGCGTAGCCGTGCGTGTCGATATAGGCACTAATTGCTTGGTTGCGACGTTCTGCCTCTTGCTGTTCTGGCGTTTGGTGGAATTGCCCGGCGCTAACCATCTGACCTTCCTCGGGCTTTGGAAAGTTGTCGGGGTTGCCACCCACGTTCGTTCGTTGTGGAACGCCGCCCCCACTCACTTGACCCCAACGGCCTGTGTCTACTTGGCGTGGTGCTGATGAACCGCCGCCACCAACGCCTTGTGAGTACTGATTGCCGTGAAATGCGTGACCCTCTACGTCACCGGCCTTAAGGATTTCGGTTGCCTCTACCCAAGTAGGTGCAAGGTTCTCAAGAGAAAAAGGATTTGACATCTAAACTCCTATATTTCAGCAATGGCGAGCGTCGCACCCGCAGTTAAACTAATAGCCGACACAGCACCAACATACGTTGTGAACTGAATCTGTGCGTTTGGTTGCAATGGGATTCCCTTACCAACTTGTGCACCCGTAGCGGACAAGTAAAGATAAATAACCGCCGAAGCGTGAATGTTGGTAATCCAAGCCTGAAAGCGCCCAGTGTTTGCTGGAATAACGGGGTATGAGGTGCTGGCGTTTGTGAGCGTGACGGACGTTCCGGGTTGGAACGCCGTTGCCTGCTGATACGACTGAACTACCTCTGGCTTTGCCATTGTCTACCCGTTTCTTTTGGAATCAGGCAAATCTTACAATAGGATTTGGAAATCCTCAGATGCGGGCGTTATCCACTTCTTTGCGTATGGCTTTACTTGCCGTTGGCAACCGGGAAACGAGCATTTCAGCATCAACCGATACGGGATTACTGTTTGCTCAACGAAATCCGTGCCTTGTGGGTTGGACTGGTCTAAGCCGTATTCCTCAACGCAAGTAGGGCAATAGACACGCCCGTTTATTCGGATACTTTCGGCCACTTATGGTTGTTGGCTCTGCTGAAACGATGCGAGCGCAATACGAAAGTTTTGGTGTAGGTCTTCGGGCGTTCTGTTGTTTGGAATCGTAAAATCTTGGTCTTGGTAGGCAACCTCGGAGATATGGCCGTTTATCGCCCCATAGCCCTCGCGCGTGATTCGCACGATAAAGCCACCGCGCTCTTTGATTGCCTCGGCTTCGTCGGGAAAGCGAACATCTGGCACGACCAGCCTCTCAACTTGCTGATTGTCTAACGCCGTGCGAACCCAAATGTCTTCGCCCAAGTGCTTACGACCGCCATCAGTTCCGAGCCGTTGGAGAAGATTACGGATTTCGGGGTGCTCAACTTTTGCGACATCCCATCCATATTGGTCAATAATTTCAGCAAGACGCTTGTTGTGTGTGCCGCCAACCAACCACGACATACCGTTGAGATGCGCTTTGCGTGGAACCTCAATAATTGGATTGAGTGCGTAAAGAACGTTCCTCATCGCATCAGCAAAAGCAACTCGGTGGAATCTATCGCACCTAACGAGTTCGTTGGCGAGCGTATCTTTACCGACCTGTGCGTATCCCGTCACTCCGATAATCATTGGTCAATCCAATCGGTGTTTGGTGATTTGATTACCGCTTCGTGCGTAATGTCGGGAGTTGCGTGAATCCACTCGTTTCTAACCAAGTGCAGTGTTTGCCGACACTTGGCACACACTCCGTATCCAACCACCCGTGACATTATTCCGCCATTCTTGCAATCTCTCTGCGTTGCTCTACCCACTCAATAACGCTACCAATGGTGTTGGCCTCAATGGTGTGACCCAACTCCGAATAGTTGCGTTGCTGTGAGTATAGCCATAGCAAGAGTTGTATCTCGGGCTGTGGATGTACGAGGTGATTGACCTCTTCGGGCATTAGTTCTGCGCAGTCAACTTGGGTCGAACGGCAACGAGGTAGGGGATGGTGGCGAAGATGCCAAAGAACAGAATAAGAATAATCCAACCCGCCTTTGACTTCTGAACTGCATCCCACTTGCTCTTGTGCTGAAGGCAAGCGTCAATGAACGAGCCGATAACTACAACGGCTACAAACAAAATGATGAGGGTTGACATTATTTATTCTCTTTCTTTTTTTGGGGTGAAACGCTAGTCGTTAGCAATCGAATAAGGATGGCAGGGGCTAGGGATTGCACGAATCCGATAGTCGGGATTGCCTTATCCCACGAGTGGGCGTATCCAATCAAAAGCATCAGCGCGTAGCCACACGCACAGACATATGCCAGCACAATAAGAATCGCTGCAACTACGTAGGCTGCCAAATCGGTAGGGGTCTTCTTCATCACTTCCCTTTCGAGTAACTAAAGGTCACTCTACTATGGGCGCGAACTTCGTGCCGAGCATATCGTAGACATTTATCTCGTAGTCGGCAAGTTCTTTATTGAGTATTTCCTCAATAACGTTCCAATCACCACCGCCGATTCCTGTGCCGATACGGGGCAAGTTGATTGAGTATTGGGGTGGTAGTCGCTTTGCGATTTTACGGAGACACTCGGCAAGGGCTTCGTAATCAACGGCGCACGGGCGTTTGTCGGTTGGGAACCCGTCTTGGGCGACCATATTCACCACTACGGCAAAGTCCTCAATAGGAACGATTTGGATATCGCCAAGTTCTATTTCTTGCTTTTGTATCGCCCTGCGATACTCGACCTCTGGCTCAATCCACTTTTCGGAAACGGCAAGAACGAAACCGCCGCCCCACGCGCCCAAGTTGTTGTTGATATGGATAATTGCGAACGGGTGGTCTGATTGTGGCTCGGTTGCGTCACCGAGTAAATAATTTATAGGCATATACCACTCTACTGCGGTTTAGAGTGGTGAGTCAACTATCCCTCTTTGACCACGCTGGTCAACGGGATGCCGAGGCGATGGAGAGCATCATCGGGAATGGTGAGTTCCTCCGCCCACTCCTTGTAAATGTCTTCGGTGGTCGAGAACGAGTATTCGCCAATCTTGAACTTGACTTTTGGTTGCTTTGGCGTAATCGGCTTTCCGCTTTCCAAATCAGCAACGTCGTCCTCGTCAAAACCCGTGCCATCAAGGGTCTTTACTTCGCCAAGAATCTGTACGAGGATGTCGTTGTCGTAGGTTGCCTTATCAGCAGTTCGGTTGTCGGCCAAGACGATTCGCTTTGCGGCCTCATCGTCAACATCTACCCACACAACGGCAACTTCTTTCCACCCGAGCGATGCGGCGGCGGCGGCGGTGTGGTTGCCCTTGAGGATTTGATTGTTTCGCTTATTCACGACGATTGGGCGATACTGACCGAAGAGGCGCAGACTCTCGCTAATCGCCCCTACGTCGCCCTCTCGGGGGTTTCCGGGGAACCTTTGGAGTTCCGATAGGGGTGTGGTGGTTGTCTCCGTTAGAGCGTATTTCTCGGGGGCTTGCTTTTGAGCCGATACCGTGGTCTTTTCCTTTTTCGGCTTCGCCTCTTTTGGAACGTCGAGCCGAGCGCGCAACTCTCTGGTGATTCGTGGCTTTTTGTCGCCCACGACTTCTTTTACGGACAAGAGCCAAATATTCGTGAGTTCGGGGTCGAGTTCGCCTCGCCACTCCCCGATTTGGATTGGAACGTTGCCCGTGTCTTCCTTTGGTTCCGTGACGAGGGGCTGGCTTACGCCTCCGCTTGGTTCCGAAAACAAGCCTTCGAGCTCGTCAAGGGCTTCTTTGTCGTACCCGGTTCCGTCGAGGTTTGGAAGCGATTTCAGCATTTCGATTAGGTACTCGTTGTGATACGAGGCGATATCGCTGGTTCGGTTGTCGGCAAGCAGGATTTTTAGGGCATCACGCTCGGAACCCTCGTAGCGAGTGACCGCCACTTCTTTCCACCCCAAAGACTTTGCGGCTTTCCAAGTGTGGGTTCCGGCGATGATGGTGTCGTTCCAAACCACTATTGGTGAATACTGGCCGTTGACCTTTAGGGAATCGGCAATCGAGGCAACGTCGCCCACCCGAGGGTTTGACGGATGAGCCTTGATGGAGTCAATGGCAACCTTTTCAGCACGAACGTTGATAGTCATAGTGTCTAAAGGCTACTACGGCTTTACGCCGCTAAAGCCTCTTCGATGCGTTGGGCGCAGGCAACTGCTTCGGCCTCGTTGGTATAGATGGCGAGTTTTACGCCCATCTGATTACCCAAACCGACAACAATCCACTCTTTCGGGCTAAACGGAAGAACTTGGATGGAAGTGCGAGTGTCTCGCATAATCGCCCCCTATGTTGAGTTGCTACCCGAAATATAGAACACGATTTTTGTTACTAGCGCTCTACTAGTATTTCAGCACGATGACTTATCCCGTCATACAACTTGAAGAGCGACACTACATAGCGGCGGAAGAAGCGGCGAGCCGATTGCCTGTTTACAAGGGGAGCCACCGAGGGTTTGAGGCAAACGTAATTGGTTGTCTTGGTGAGATTGTTTTTACCGAGTTTCTCGTTTCCAATGGTGTTGGATACACGGGTGACTACGCAACCACTCACGACCTAACTATCGTTCGCTCTGGCCGTTTGGACATCAAGACAAAAGACCGGACTGTTCCACCTAGGGGTGATTATGAGGCATCCGTTCCTCTTTATAACCACGAGCATCAAGACGTTGCCTATTGGGGCTTTGTAAGCCTTCATCGCAATAGGAACTTGAGCTCACGATTTGTTGAGTCGTTTCACCACGCCTATCTTGTGGGCGTAGCAAATCGTTCAATCCTTGACCGACACGGAAAGATTTGGCGAGCAGGTCAGGTTGACCCTAGCAACGGAACAAAGTTTTGGACAGATTGCATCAACCTATCGCTCAACGCACTCAAACCAATGCTTGATGCTACGACTATTTGGCGAGAGCGCCAAGTTTAGTTCTGGGGCAAGGACTCGAACCCTGAATAACTGGACCAGAACCCGACTTTCATCAAAACTTGGATGCCCGACATCGTATTCCATTATTTCACCAGCGTCACGTCATTGAGCATTGGCGAATCATTGGTAATGCGGTTGTAGGCGATTTCAGCGTATTCAGGGTTGAGTTCCGTGCCGACAAAGTTGCGCCCGTGGCGCATAGCGACAACTGCCACCGTTCCGCTTCCGGTGAAAGGGTCGAGCACCGTGTCTCCCTCGGCGCTTCCGGCCAAGACACAAGGCTCGACCAGCGCTTCGGGCATTACAGCGAAGTGTGCCCCACGAAACGGCTTTGTGTTGATAGTCCATACATCTCGCTTGTTCCTCTTGCCATCGGCAATTTTGTATTCGGGTGGGCGAGCATTGACTCCCGGTTGGGCGGCTCGTTCCTCACTACCTTTGGCATACTTCGTTCCCGCAGGGATAACACCATCTTCCTTGATGGCAACGTGGTCGTAGTAGTACCGAGGTGACTTGGTGAGCAGGAATAGATACTCGTGGCTTTTGGTTGGGCGGTCGGTGACGCTCTCTGGCATTGGGTTGGGCTTTGCCCAGATAATGTCTGAGCGCAGATACCAGCCGTCAGCCTGAAGTGCTAACGCCACACGCCACGGGATACCGATTAGGTCTTTCTTTTTTAGCCCTGCGCTGGAAGCCCACGACAAGTTTTTTCGTGCTTTGCCACTCTCTGCCCGGTCTGCCGCAAGCCAGCCCTCATTTGCGGTATCAGCGCCGCTCTGGAACGCTTGCGTTCCACGCTCCCTGACATAACTGTCGGCAACATAACTATCGCCCAAGTTCAGCCAGACCGTTCCATCGTCGGCCAGCACTCGCCAGACCTCACGGAATAACGCCACCATTTCAGCGACGTAGGCATCGGGGGTTTCTTCCAAACCTATTTGGGAGTCAATTCGCTTCGCCCCGCATTGAGGACATTCTTTGACCGCTTCATCGCCAAACGAACCTGTATTGCTCGCTTGCTTTCCCGTCAGACCGCCCCGTGTGGCTCTACCAACCCTGTGTTCGCACTCTGGGTCGCCACCTTCCCACGATGCCGTTCCGTAGTCACGAAGCCCGAAATAGGGCGGTGACGTGACACAGGTGCGAGCCGAGCCTGCTGGTAATTCTGCTAGACGCTGGCGAGCGTCGCCAATGTAGATGTGTGCGGTTGCCATTAGAGACACACTACTGCGATTAGGTGTCCAAAGTCGAGCATTTCACTACGCTCTGGGGCTAGGACTCGAACCTAGAACGAGAGTTCCAAAGACTCTTGTGTTGCCATTACACCACCCCAGAGTGTGTTACTTGCCTAGCCCCTTGTTGGTGAGCGAGACAAGCAAATCTCCGACCATAGAGTTCTCTTGCTCTTCGTCATCGAGAACGCCATCGGTCGCTTGATTCACCACGACACGCTTTGCGTTGATGAGCGCGGCGATGTCTTCGTCAATCGTATCCTTTGTGACCATCAACCAACCAGTCACGGAGTCTTTTTGCCCGATTCGGTGGCAACGGTCAACTGCTTGGTCCATATCAGCAGGAGTCCAACCTTGTTCGAGGAAGAGTACGTCACTTGCGGCGGTCAAGGTAAGACCGACACCGGCGGCCTTGATTTGGCAAGCGATGACTTTCTGCTCATCGGAGTTTTGGAAACTGTCAACGGCGGCTTGGCGCTTCTCCATTGAGACACCGCCCTGAATCTTGCAACCGT